GTTACCTTTTCCATTTCTGGTTGGCATTTTAACATTAAAGTTTCCATAGCTATATTAGAATACTGACTATAAGTATGTGGTATTTGTTCATCCTGTCTTTCATAGTGACCTATGATATTTTCAAAAGGTGAGATGTATCTCTGTGCTCTACAGGTATCATAAACCTGTTTTTGCATATTAAAATAATTTGCAATAAAAGCTGCTAGGTCTTTTGATATTGCTTGACGGATAACTGTATATTTATTTTTTTTAAACGACATCTTTTTCTTTTATAATTTTTTCTGGATCTAAATATATATTCCCTGAAATACTTATTCTATTTTTATTAGATGAGTAAAAAGGATAGACTACATGATTTAATTTTGAAGGAAAAAATAACATTGTTCCTTCATAACTGGAATTTAATTTATATGTATGGGTTATTACTTGTCCAAGAACATTAGTATATGAAAATTGAAAACAATTTGTAAGAGGTGAATTTGAATGATTAACAAAAGGGAGCTTGCTTTCTTTTTTAAAATCAACTGGAATATTAATCCAAATTACAAAAGAAAAAACCCCTGAATGATTGTGTATAGGGTTAAACTCATGTTTTTTTTGAAAGTTAACCCAAAACGAACTTAGAACAAAAGAACAATTTTTTGTTAAAGTTTTTGGAATAGCTTGCGAAGCACTTTTATTAAGTAATTTCATATACTCTACTATAGTTGGAACTATAGTATTATTATAAAATGAATTATTTTTATCTTTTATGTCGTAAGAGCTATTAATATTCCCAGCTAAAGTATGGTTAACTTTTTTTCTTTTATTCTTTATATAAGATTTTAATTTATTTAAATCTTCTTTAGAAAGTTTTTTTTCTATATAACCTATGTTAGGTAAAATTTTATACATCTTTAGCCATTTCTTTTGGTACAGCTTGTATATTCCAATGTATAAATCTAAAAGGTTCTTTACCATGATCCACTGAAAACTCATGTTCTAGATAACCTGGAAATATAATTAAAGTTCCAGGTTGCGGTTTGTAATGAACAAGTTCTGTACCATTAACTATTTCTTTTATTTCTGGTTTCATAATTAGTTTTGTAGCTCTAGCTCCTGTACGAGGTTCATGAAATATAGGATACGATGTTTTGTCACTACATTTTAAAAAATAAAACCCTGATACATGTTGATTCCAATGTACGTGTGCTGAATGATGACCTCCACCATTTTTACTAAATTCCTGTACCCACATTTCACTAAATAAAGTAGTATATTTTTTCATATCGTAGCCGTGATTATCTAAAAACTCCCAAGATTTTTCTCCAATATATTTTCTAAAATCTAAAAAATTATTATCATGTAGTAAAGGAGTTGAGTGATGGGACAGACCAAAATCTTTTGTATTTTTTATTATTTTACCATCTCTTTTTCTTGCAACTTTAATATATTTATTAGTTGATTTAATTAAAGATTTTAAAAAATCAGGTTTTTGTTCTGACCAAATAGGGGTTTTAAAATATTCGTTTATATTCATATTATTTAAAAGGATAACCTAAATTCCACATTACCAACGAGTATCTAGTTCCTTTTGTTACAGGTTTTACTCTGTGCCATACAAATGATGGAAATACAATAATAGAACCTTTAGGTAATATTTCTTTTGCTTGTCTTAAATGTTTAGTTTCTTCTCTCATATGTGGATCATAGTTTCTAAAATCAAATTCTAACTCCCCACCTTCATATTCTGAACCGTCTGTTAATTGACACGTCATAGATAGTTTTCTAATTTTACCAAGTTGTGGTCCTTTTTTTCCATAAGGCTTATCCCAAGAATCACAATGCCAATCATAGTATTGATTGAGTTTATATTTGGTAAACTGACAAACCTCACTTCTATCCCATTCAAAATTCCAACCTGCAGATTTATTAGCTTCGTGAATATAGGGATGTAATTCTCTATAAATCCAATTATCATCTAACCAAACTAAATCAGAGTTTCTTTTTCTTTTCATATTTTTAATTTGATCCTTAGTTAATTTTTTATTAACAAAACCACCGGTTCTAGCTACAGTTTCTGATTTTGATAAACCGTGTTTAACTATGTCATCACACAATTTAGGTGGTATTGCTGAAGTAAAATACCAGTAGTAATTAGATATATTCATATGTTATTGTTTGTACAAAATTCAAACTATCTTTTGATTATTAGTTATATAATACATATTAATTGATGGAAACATTATAAACATATTATCTTTAAGTTCTATATCCCAACTTCTTCCTTTACGTCTGTTATCTTCATAGTGTATTCTGACCATACAGTCTTTAACTTTTACACCGTAAAGCATAGTAAAGTCTGGAGAGTTACGTAGATCCACTGGATCAACGTTTAATAAAGGAACTGTAGTTTCATTAGGTTTATAAATATTTCCCCAAGTTTCTTTATTAATTAAATTAATACTATACTCAAGACGAATAAAATCTTTTATGTAAGTGTTTAACTTATCAAAAGTTTTTGAAAATTTTAATTTTGTATCGGTTAAATTAGATTGTAAAATATAATGAGATAATTCAATTTGGTCTATTTCCCAATGTTTTGGCATTGAAACATTTCCATAATATATAGACTGATCTGTTAATACTTTCTTTTGCATACCACCACCATTATTTTTAATTTATGCTAATTCGTTTGTCAAGTCCCAAGTTTGTTCAGATTCATTCCAGTCGTAAATCCAAAAATGAGTATTTGGAGTATTTTCATTTGCTGGAGTATTTTGTGTAATTTGTTCTGCTGTTAATTCTGGAGCATCACCAATAGGTGATTTCCAAGAAGCTGATTCAATATGTTTTACCCAAGATGCATAAGGTGATTTAGGCCAAAAAATATTATTTTCTTGATCCCATTCAAAACCTAAAGCTGCATAATTTCCTCTTAATGGTGTACCATCGTATCTATGTTTATTATTATACGTATTATAAGATGTTTGAATCCACAAATGTGCAGGCCAATTGCTATGTGTTTCTAAATATTGTTGTCCTACTGTTTCATCTTCAACGCCATCAGCGTTTAATATGTCATTATTGTTTACAACAACTACTGAAAGTATTTCATTTGTTTCTGATATTTTTGCAAAATGTGCCATAATTTTTATTTAAATTTATATTTAATTAATACTATACCGGAACCTCCAGCTCCACCTTCACCTCTAGTATTTTCTCCACCGCCGCCACCTCCGCCAGCATTAACTGTTCCTGCAGTTCCTCCAGGACGAGCGGGACTTGAACCGGCTCCACCGCCGCCTATACCACCAACTCCACCAGTAGCACCACCGGGTCCATCACCTGCGCCACCGCCACCACCAGCAAATGTTCCACAAGCAGTATTACCTCTACCAGTTATGTTAGATTGATAAAAAGGTTGAGGTGCTGATCCAAAAAAAGGACTTACATTTAATCCTGCTCCTCCTATACCACCATTTGGAGGTCCACCAGGTATAGGAGCTGCTGCAGCAGTAGCTCCACCACCGCCACCGCCTACACCGGGTTGAGTTGGAGTTCCGCCTGCACCTAATGCACCATTATTTCCTTGAGGGGGACTTACAGGAGGTGTGTTACCTGCTCCGCCAGACCCACCAGCATTTCCACCGCCACCGCCAGACCCACCAGCATTTCCTGGTTCTGCTACATATGGAGGAGCTCCACCACCGCCACCACCGCCACCAGCAGATGTAATACTTATTCCGGAACTATTTACCCCATTATTTCCTTGAGCTAAAGAGGGAGTGCTTGCACCGCCTGCCCCAATAACAATTGGATAACCTTGAGCTGTAACTGATATACAGCTTAAATTTCTTAAACCACCTGCTCCACCGCCAGCACCAATATCAGCTCGACCACCACTGCCGGCTCCTGCTACTATTAAAAGATTAGTAAGGTCTCCACCTTTTGAAACACAAAAAGTTCCATTTCCTGTAAAAGCGTGAACTTTAAAATCACCTATGGTTGTTATTGTTCCTCCAGTTGCTTCTATAAAAGAAGGTCCTCCTCCAGCACCAAATCCTAAAACCTGATAACCAAAAGATTTACCTTTTCTGTTTTGTATATTTTTTGTGTTCTTACTTGATGTAAGTTTATTTTTAATGTCTCTCATATCTAAATTCCTTATGCGTCGTTAGCAGCGTCAGTAGTATAGAATATTTTGATACCAATAAGTCTACAGTCACCAGTATAAGAATCATC